TTGGAAAATGCATTCCAGCTGGTGCGCCTGACTGTGGGCCTGGATCCAAAAGAACACCGTTTTGGAATACTTCTACAAATTTTGCACCACGGATGTTAGTTGGGAAGATTTTGTTGCTGCCGTCTGTTTGTGTAAAGATAGTGGTATCAGCTGGTGTAAAGATAACTCGCATACCGTTTACTAGCTCAAGTGTTTTACCGTTTGACAGTGTTGGTGTTGTATAGTTACTTAAACGTGTAATACTATCAATTTCAATGACATCATCAATGGTCGGCGCAATTACACATGGTGGAATATCTTCCATCAACCAATAATAGTTAGTGTGATTAATAAACATGTCAACATTAATTGGTATGTCTAGTGTATAGCCAGCTTCATTAGCCAGTTGGTCAACATGTGCAGTATCACTGCCAACAGTTTTAAATAAATTTAGTATGCTATTGTATGACAATGCTTCATCAGTAGCCACCCCATCTTTGTGACTAATACCAGGTGCTAACTGATGGTTTAATCTTTGTGATGATGATTCAGGATTAAATAAATCCTTTCCAGGTTTATAATCTTTTCCTTTAACACGCCCCCAATATGTATCTAATGTTTCAGTACTACCACTGCTTAATAACTGATCAAGTGTAGTACTTAAAAATCTTTTGTTGGTATCTGTTTGTAAGATACCAGGTAAAAAATCTGTAACATTTCTCTTGCCAACAAAAATTTGATCTTCACCACTTTGTGTAAAGTTTTGCAATTTTTTAGGATGTGCTGGATATTTTGACATTTATTTTTCCTTAAGCCGCTGTACTTGTTCTTAAATTTGCACCAGTAAAACTGGTAACTATCTGAATACTATTTAAGTCGATATCAGGTATAAAGACTTCATCACTGTTTGGTGTTACCTGAAACAAATTACCAAATGCGCTGTCTTCTTGTATTGGAACAATAACAATACTACTCATTATGCCCAGTAACTGATTGTGTACGTATGCACTCAATTCAGTAAAGAAGAATGTTTCACCAAACTCCCAATTGTCTACATTAAAGAATTGCGTAATAGCATCAAGTACCCGGTTTTTAATTTCTGTATCAGTTAAGGTTGTTCCAGCAACTTTAACAACACGGAATGTTGCTTGTAAGCTGGTGTCAGCAGTATCACCAAACAATGGTTTGTATTTGGCACTGCGATATATTAAACTATCACTGATGCTTTTTTTATTTTCAATACTAGAAAACTGTGTTTTTAATTCATCACTGGTTGGTGGCTTTGGTAAACCGTCTTCAGTTCTGTCATTACTTAACCAATTTCTATAAGATAAATCATATGTGTTTGTTAACACAAATGTATCAATAATATTACTGATACTTGGATCAATTCGTTGCTCACTATCAGCAATTCGTTTCCACTGGAATACTAGATCTTTGCGTCCACTTAGTGCGCCACTGTTGGCGTTTGGATCGATAACTGTGTAGTCGAATCCGTATTCAGTAACTGTTGTTGTATCTACTGTATCTGCTCCCACTAACTCTTGAAATGATAATGGGTTGTCTGGATAAAGGTCGTTGTCTAAACTACTAATGGTTGCAATAATTTTATGATCATCACTGTGTCCATCACGCTCGCTGTAGTATTTGTACCCATAGAAGTTGATGTCACTGCCTAAACTATACGGGCTATTACTGCTACGACTGTTTGTTTTAAAGATACGTATCTTATCACGTGCTGGTTTATTTGTTTCAAAATCAAATTTTACATTGCTATTTTGGTTATAAAATCTAACGTCTTTAGTACTACCAAATATAATACGGAACCTTCTAGTAACCAATACCCATTTATCACTACTATAACTAATTTTTACAATCCAACTGTTGTCTAAGTTGTTTCCAGTTGTGTTGCCAGCATATGTTGTGTTGTAGCTGGAAGTAGAATTAACCGAGTCGGGAGCCACATTGTTTGTAGTTACCAATTTCCATTCACTGTTATCACTATCAAATCTTAAACCAAATGTATTTTTTAGTGTTAGTTGTTCAACAATAAATGCCTTTTCACTGGCAGTGAACTGAGTATTGTACGCTGGGAAAATACGACTAATACGTGCTGAGTTTGGTACTGTTTTGTTCAATACTATTGCCCCTGCACCTGCGCTATCTCGACCAATTGGTGTTCCTGTTATGTCATCTATACCAAGACCGTCTTCTGTAATTTTAGTAACTCTTGCCCAAATTTTCTCTGCACTTGTTGCTGTGGCTGTAGCTGATGCATTAACACCACCACCGCCAGATATTTCAACTGTTACTGGATTTGTATATCCTTCACCACCGCTCACAATAGTAATACTAGTAACTGATCCTGCTGTAACAACTGCGTTAGCGGTTGCACCTGATCCAGTTCCTTTAAATGTAACTGTTGGAGTACTTGTATACCCACTGCCGCCATTTGTAATAGTTAGGGTAGTTCCGGTTGTACCTAAACTTCCACTATTATAAGGACTTTCAATAAACTCTACAATACTGCCCAGTTTGATTTCTTTAACTGCGGTGCTTGAACTTTTACTTACACGTTCAACAATACTATTACGGGTTATATACCCAGTAGTACCACCAAAGCTATTCACTTGGTTCCACTGAAAACTTGCACTGTTACTACTGAACGCAACACTAACTGGGCTATACTTTTGATAGAATAAGTTGATAGTTTCAGGGTTACTGATTAAGTTACTAATATACTGATCAAATATTTGTTCTTCAGTTAGGTTAGTTGGTAAACTTAATGTTGTTCTGTTTAGTGTATTTTCACTATATACATAACCGTCATCAGCAACTATACTAACATTTTGATACTGTGCTGTTGGATCATTGATATCAATAAACCTACTGTGCCCACTGTGTGTGCGGTTTACACTTTTAATCTTACGAACATTATCTCCAACTGTTAGTGGAAATACGCTGTAATCCTGTGCTGTAACCATACGATCTTGTGCTGCAAATACACGACCACTATTTGTTTTAATACTAGTAACACTTTCACGGCTACTGGAATTGTTTGTTGCTTCTTGCATTTCAGCAGTAAAGCTGGCTGTATACTCGTTGTTGTCACTTGCTGTGTATGTAAAGCTAAAGTTTACTGTACCAACATCGTCAGTGTTTAGCGTGTAACTGTTGTTTAAACTTGTACGATACCAAATTCGTAAAATGCCACGTGGTACATCAGCAAACACACCATCACCAAAGTTAACACTAATGGTATCATTATCTTGCGTTTTTACGCTGTACAATGTTCGTACTTTATTTTGTATAGCACTAAAGATTGCACTAACACCAAACGTTGCGTCTGTTTTAGTCCAGTTAGCTAATACTTGTCCGTCAGCATCTACATTCTGTACCCATACATCTTGATTATTAATATTTGTTTCGTTAACTGCTACGCTTAAATTACTAATAGCACTGTCAGCGGTATAATCAGTATACTGTAGTGTACCTTGTTTAAAGCCAACAAAGAACCCTGTGTTAGCACTTGCAATACCTTGGTTATCATTTTTATATACAATGTTGAACGAAGAATCTGGTGTTGGAGTTGGCTCACCAAGTACACTGTCTTCATCAATATATTGATTAACTACTTCAAACGGTTCAGTTTTTCCGTTTACTTTGGCTTGGAATGGGAACACTATGCCTTGGTTATCTGCAATATTTGTGTTGTATACATCAGTTTTAATTCCACTGATTGTTTTACTTGCACTGGGTTTACCAAATTGGTTTGTGCTTGCAAATATTTCATTCATTACTAAAATAAAGTTTTGATACGCATTAGTGTCTAGATCGTTAATAAAGTCAATCTCTTTACCTTTTAAACTAGCACCACTTACATCATATACGTTTTGTGTTGTTTTTACGGAAGTAATTTTTAATGTACCACGTGATGCTAAAGCTCTTGCAGGATTGTACCCCAAGAAGTCTGCAATACGTAAAACGCTGGCACGGCGCTCTGCTGTACTTAAAAAGTTTTCTCTACTTGCTAGATCTACACGGAACGCTAAGTTGTGTCCCATAAATGCAATCATTTCAAGCAGTGCTACAAATTCACTTGAACTAATCCAGTCATTGTAATTTTCTGGATAATTGTCTCTGATATAATCAACCATTGCACTACGAATCGTATCGTAATCATATGCCTGGAAGTTTGCCTGTGCAAAGCTGTCGTAAACTACTGTAAAGTCTTCCGCAGCAAACAGGTTTCGTTGTCTAATACTCTGTGCCATTATAAGTTCTCTTCTTCCGTTTCAGCAGTAAACTCTAAATATAGTTCATCCACTGTTGCCGTATCTCGGTAAGTTAAGTTAACCACACATGTAATACTGTGTGTGCCAACTCGTACATCTAAGTTGTTCAATATCCATCGCGGATCATTGTCAATAATATCTCTCACATCATCTTCCACTAAGTCAATAACAAGATCGTCCAGTGGCTCAAACACTAAATCTGGTAGTATACTACCAAATTCAGGCTGACCAAGTCTCTCGCCTTTTCTTGTGTAAAAATGATTGAGTAAATCACGCTTCGCAAGTGCAATGTCTTCTAATACAACATTACCAAAACGTACATCTACTGTGCTATAACCTTTAAATATCGCCATACTACTATTTATGACTTTAATAAACTGGCGCTTTAACTGTTAATAAATCATCAGGCCAATTTAAAAATTCCTGCCAAGCTGGGTCAGGAATCGTTAGTTTGTAACATTTACTTTGCTGATATATCTGATGCCAAGTTGGTCGTATTGGTGGCCGCATAGGGGTTATGTCTTGTCGGCTTCCTTTTTTACCATTACAGTGATTGCATGCCGCTACCATGTTTTGCCATGTACTTTTACCGCCGTGTAAACGTGGAATAACATGATCAAATGTTAATTCATGGTGATAAAACTTAACTCCACAATACTGACATCGGTAGTCGTCTCTGATAAACAAGTTACGTCTACTGAGTTTTGCATGTGATTTACGTTTGTGATAGTTTTTTGCTACAATAATACTGGGTACATCAAACTCTATGCTGGGAGATCTAACTTTCCAGTTGTCGTGTGTTTTAAAGATATAGATGCTGTCTTTATAGTAGGCGCTTATGCTTTCTTTCCAACTGAGCGTGCTAAGTGGGCTTAACTCCATGGGTTGAAAATCAGCGTTAAGCAAAAGAGTGCTTGCCATACTGTTGATCCTTTGTTATAGATATTTATAGGATTATAATTGGCCGAATTTGGCTATAAGTTCTCGTTGACGTAAATTGGTCATACCAGGGATAAATGCTGTGGTTTGGCGGTAGTATCCACTTTCACACTGTCGTTTACTGAGTTCAGTTGTAATACCGCCACTGGTATATTGCTTGAGTGCATATGCTATACCCTCACTAAGCAAGTATTGTCTAGTCCTACTAGTGGTGTAATCAGCTAATTGTAACACTCTAGCTTCAGCTTTACGTTGCGTAGGGTTAACTTTACCGTCTGCTATCATATCTGTTGCTAATAACCAACGTCCAGCTTTTATTGCAGTAAACACATCATATGTA